GACCTACGACGATGTGGTGGACGGTGCCCTCGTGACGGTGGAGAAGATCAAGACCATCGCCGCAGACGGCACTGTGCAGGTGGCCGAGAAAATCAAAAAGTCCAGCGCGGACACCTTCGACGGCCTGTGGAAGGAGCTGCAGACCGAGGCAGATGCCGGCGTGCTGGGCACCTTCGATGACCTGTACACCGCCGTCAAGAATCAGGACTGGCTCTCCGTCGGCAAGTGGGTCGCAAGCACCATCTACGGCGGCCTGACCGCCGACCAGAAGCAGCAGGTGCAGTCCTTCGCCCTCGGCATCGTGACTAAGCTCAACAAAGCGCTGGGCGGTGCCCGGGACAAGCTGGTGCAGGGAGCTATCGACCTTGGCGGGCAGATCGTGAACGGCCTGACCGGCGGCTTCTCTGAGGTCTGGCAGCAGGCGCAGGGCCTCGGCTCCACCCTCGTGTCGGTCTTTCAGGGCCTGCAGGGGCCGCTGAGTGCGGTGGCTCTCGCCATCAGCAAGGGCCTGCAGGGCGGTCTGATCTCTGCATTCCCGGAGATTCTTGCTTCGCTGGGCGGCCTGATCGGTGCCATCGGCGGCGCGGTCGTAGCAATGCTGGATGCCATCGCTGCGGCGCTGTTCCCTACCGGCTTTGGCACTCCGCAGGCTCTGCTCATGGTGGCAGCGGGCGTAGCCCTTGCTGCCGTCATCGCGGGCATCGTTGCCTCGATCGGCGGCTCTTTCAGTAAGAAAGGCTCGTCCGGGCGCGGCGGCTCTTCCTCCGGCGGGTCCTCCGGCTCCGGCAGCATGGGCAGCGTGGACATCACCACCGGCACCGGCAGCCTTGAGGACGCCATCAACGCCAACACCAAGGTGTTGACAAAGACCAACTCCGCCCTTGCCGACATGATCCGGCAGGCGGGGGCGCTGGTGCTTTCCGACAACATGCGTCTGTGCAGCACCGTGGCTGCATCCGGCACCGCACAGGTGGTGTCTGCTGCCAACAGCTACCACCGGGAGGGCGATACCAACATCACTCAGAACATTTACAGCAAGGCCCAGACGGCGGCAGACCTCCAGCGGGAAGCCCGCTGGGAAGCCGACAAGGCCAAGGCCCGCAAACGATGAAAGGAGGACACCGTGCTTTTTAAGGATCATCTTAAGATTGTCACCGACGCCGGTGCCGTCCTGCATCTGGGCTGGGACTACGACGCCCCTTACTTTCTCGACCCGCTCAACGGCACCGACGTGGACTTGAAAACCGCGCAGGGTGTCAATCAGGTGGGCGACACCGTGGAGGGGCAGAGCGTCTCCGGCGTGTCCCGCACCCTCGATGTGGTGTTCTGGGGCGCGTATGCGCTGGACAATGCCCGGGCGTTCAGCAAAAAGCTACCCTACTTCACCAAGGGCACCCTGTACTTTGGCGACCACTACTTTACCCGGTTCGTTCTGCAGAAAACGCCATACTTTTCCAGCTACACGCCGCAGCCGCGCTGTTCGCTCATGCTCTACAGCGAAAAGCCCTTCTGGTACGACCTCAACGCCGTCAGCAGCGTGCTGGGCGGGTATGAGAAAGCGTTCCGGTTCCCCGTCTGCTATGACCGCCACATCTACGGCATCAAGCGGGACGGCACGGCGGCGGTGCTGCGCAACGACGGTTCGCTGCCGGTGCCCTTCACGGCCACCCTGCGGTGTGACATGCCGGTGACTCACCCCAAGGTGGTGGATCTGCAGACCGGGGCCTTCATCGGCTTTGACCTGACCCTGCAGCCGGGCGAGACGCTGGACATTTACCGTTCCACTTCCGACCGGCTGGCCTGCACCCTGACCCGGGCAGGCGTGACCGAGAACATCTTTGCAAAGCTGGACGAGGACAGCACCCTCACTGAGCTGCAGCCCGGCGATAACGTGCTCTCCATGCAGGCCGAGAACGGCTCCGGCTACCTGCAGGCATCCGTCAGCTTTTACCCGATGGAGGCGGGCATTCTTCCCGAACCACTATGAGAATAGACGTTTTGGACGCGGAGACCCTTGCCCGCGTGGGCTGGGTGGATGTGTGGGTGTCCCTCTACTGGGATAGCCCCTACTACTCCGAGGGCAGCTTTACCCTTGAGGTGCGCCCCACCCCCGAGAATTTGCAGCTTTTGCAGGAGGGCCGCTGGCTGGTGCGCAGCGACGAGAACCCCCGCATCCCCATGCGCATCTGCTCCCGCGCCAACCAGAACACGGACGCGAATTTGGTCGTGAGCGGCTACCCGGCAACGTGGCTGCTGACCAAGCGGGTGTCTGCGGTGAGCATCAAGAACCAGAATGCGGAAGCCGCCATGCGCAGCCTTGTGAGCGCCGCAAAGCCGTGGCCCCGCCTTGAGCTGGGCACCGAGTACGGCTTTGACACCACCTTTGAAAAGCAGACCTCCGGCGGCACGGTGTTCGACTACTGCCAGACCATCGGGCAGGCGTGCGACCTCGGCTTTCGGGTCATTCTGGACGGCAAGGACAGCAAGAAAAAGCTACTCTTCGAGTGTTTCCGGCCCACCTTCGACCCGAACCGCAGATACAGCCCCCAGTGGGGCAACCTGCGCAGCCCCGGGTGGAGCTTCGCCGACACCGACTACGCCAACGTAGCCCTTGTGCAGGGCGCTGGCGAAGGTGACGAGCGGGCCACTGTCTGGGTGGGCGATGTAAACGCCACCGGCTCCGACCGGCGGGAGATGTACATTGACGCCCGGGACGTGCAGCCGGAGGACGGCGAGACCAGCACCAGCCAGAGCTATCTGGAAAAGCTGGCCGACCGGGGCGGCGAAAAGCTGCTGAGCCAGCTGCGCACCGGCAGCATCGAGTTTGACGTGGACGACGACACCCTGCAGGTGGGCGATGTGCTGAGTGCCAGCCTGCCTCAGCTGGGCTACACCGCCATGGTGAGGGTAGCCGACATCATCACCCAGAGCGAGGACAGCGGCACCACCCGCACCATCCGGCTGGGCACGCCCACATGGCACAAGACCTGAAAGGAGGACTTTATGGCTGATATCATTACTTACCCCGAAAACGGCATCACCTACGACGCCGACGACGCTTCGGGCTACCTTGCCACCCGCCTGAGCGGCGTATACAGCGCCGAGGAGGATTTTGCCGTCACAGCACAGGGCGGCCTGAGCGTACAGGTGAGCGCCGGTCAGGCATGGGTGCGCCCGGCGCGGTTCAAGGGCCGCAGTATCATCATGGAGCAGCCCACCACCGTGGTGCTCACCGAAGCGGACCCTGTGCGCAGCCGCATTGACCGTGTGGTTCTGCGCTACGATGCCGCCGCCAGAAAGACCCGCCTGCAGGTGCTGGACGGCACACCGGACTCCGCTGCCCCTGCGGCCCCGGCCATCTCCCGCACCGAGCTGGTCTACGACCTCTGCCTTGCAGAGATCAGACGCCCCGCAGGCAGCACTTCTGTCACAGCCGCCGACATCACCGACACCCGCGCGGACGAGACCGTCTGCGGCGTCATGCGGGACGGCGTGACGGGGATCCCCACCGCACAGCTGCAGGCGCAGGTAAAGGCCATGCTGGACAGCCTGCAGGCCGAGGTGGACAGCAGGAGCTTTTACACCAAAGCAGAGGCCGATGCAGAGCACGCAAAGCTGCAGGAGCAGCTAAACAATATCGGCTCGCTAACGTCGAGGCAGGTATATTGCCAGAGAGTTGCAAAAAGCATGACTATCCCGGATGATGTTGATTATGTCGTTCTTACAAACTCTGACTGCACCACCATAGACAACACATGCGCTGTTGTAGCGCGCGGAGGCAGTGCGTATGCTACATATGATGGCAAAACCGACAAGATTAAATTTGGGGCAGATGGCACGCTGACTGTGACTATCACCAGCGGGTACTATTTTGCAATGTCAAACGTTCTCGGTTTCCGGTACGAGGTTTCTGCCGCATTCCCGTGCTTGATTGGTTCAATTGTCGTTGATATCTCGCAGTGGGGGGATCGTACGTCTGATCCCGTGCCTGACGGCACTGATTTTATTACTTTTTCAGCAAATACTGTAGCAGACGCACGGGAGATTCCTATCAATCGGGGGCAATCCTATGCGTATAAGAATGGCCTGTCATTTAAGACCGACGGTACGATAGTAACCAAGTTAGTCTCAAGCCACAGCGAATCTTTTAAAGTCAACTGCTACAAGTACATGACTCCGAGCGAATGGAATGCGCACATGACCGAGTTGCAGTCTGCACAGGCCGATGCCGATGCTTTGGCGGTGGACCAGGACTACCGTCTGACTCTTTTGGAGCTGGGCGTGACCGATGATGAAACAACTGAAACCACCTAACAGAAAGGAAGGAAGGAACACTATGGACACTATAACACTTTGTAACACTTGCAAACGCCTGATCAAGCGCGGCCGTACCGATGGTCTGGCAAAGAAGATCGATATTTTCTACGCCGCCGCCAAGCTGACCGATGAACAGTACGCAGAACTGACCGAAATGCTGAACAAAAAGACCAGTGCCTGACCCCGTGAAAGGACGTGATACATATGGCGATCAAACAGTACAGCCTGAAGAAGGACGGCGCAAAGCAGCTCTCCCCCGCATTTCGCGTGCGGGAGTTCCGCTGCCGCGACGGCACCGACACCATCCTCATTGACGAGGGCCTTGTGGTGCTGCTGCAGTGCATCCGGGAGCACTTCGGCAAGCCTGTGACCATCACCAGCGGCTACCGCACCGCCAGTCACAACACGAGGGTGGGCGGCTCCAGATCCAGCCAACACCTGCTGGGCCGGGCCGCTGACATTCAGGTGCAGGATACCGACCCGCTGGCCGTGGCCGCCTACGCCGAAAGCCTGATGCCCGGCTGGGGCGGCGTGGGCCGCTACCCTGTCAAAGCAGGCCGGGCCAAGGGCTGGGTGCACGTGGACACCCGCCCGAACAAGAGCCGGTGGACACTGTGAGGGGGTGAGACTGATGGCAAGCTGTTTGATTTCTGATGCTCCCTATGCATCGTGGCTCTCCGAGGTGTTAGCTACACTGGAAGAGCACAAAATCAGTCAGCTCGCGATAGCCGCACCTTTGCCCACGGGTGAAGTGTTCACCGGCTATTTCGGTATGGACACGATGGACAAGGCGCTGATCGCAACAAACATTCAGGCCGACGCCACCATGGATGTGGTCTGTGCCAACGGCCAGCGCATCCAGCAGGCATGGGAAGATAGCATTGAAGATTCGGAGGATTGATACCAATGCAGCAGATTTTCTTGTACATCTCCGCGCACTGGATGGAGGGAGCCATCTGGCTGCTGACCTTCGGGTGGGGGTATCTGGTCAAAAAAGTGACCGAGTACAAGACCATCAAGGACGGCCTGCTGGCCATCATGCATGACCGGCTGTATCAGGCGTGCATCTACTACACCCAACAGGGCTGGATCGATGCCAGCGGCCTGAAGAACCTCGAATACCTGTATCAAAGCTACCACGCGCTGGGTGGCAATGGCACCGGCACCGAGCTTTATAACCGGGCCAAGGCGCTGCCCATCCGCGATTAAATGCAAGCCCGGCGCTGCCGGGAGAAAGGAACTGACTATGAACGCACACACCTACAACGCACCCACCATCTCCGCAGGCACCATTGCCCGCACCGCCTGCCTGCTGCTGGCCCTGACCAATCAGGTGCTGTCTGCACTGGGCAAGCCCGTGCTGCCCATCGAGAGCCAGACCGTGGAGCAGCTGGTCACCGCCGGTATCACCACCGTGGCCGCGCTGGTCGCGTGGTGGAAGAACAACAGCTTCACCGTCGCAGCCCTTCAGGCAGACCAGACCTACGACAAGCTGAAGGCACAGGGAAAGTAAGCTACACGGCGCTGCAGCGCCAAGTCCTCTCCCCGCCTCTAGGCTATGCATACCATGGAGGGGGCACATACTACTCCCGGCAGCCCCGCAAAGGCGCAACCGCCGGGCGATTTGGAGCACGTGCAGAGGAATGTAAGAACTCGTAGTAAGACGTCAAAAATAAACGTCAATCAGTCGTTTTCTTGTCGTTCGAGTCCCCTCCCTCGCACCAAACCATGAAAATCCGAACCTTTTCTCGATAGGAGAAGGGCTCGGATTTTTTGTTTTCTTCGGAAACGAGAACAATGGCTCTTCCCTTACGGCTGTGTGTCCAAAACCTTATCAGAAGAAAGACCGTATCACGAAGGTCACAACAGTAAGAGTGCCGTAAGGCAGAAGGGACGCAAGATTATGAAGTACGATGCAAGAGCCTGTCAGTTTAACATGGGCACCGGCTGTGTGGAGCTGCTGCTCCGGGATGGGCGCAAAATTTCCATCAACTGCACCGGTGTCGAGGATGCACTGGATGTTACCATGGCGCAGAGGTCTGAACTGGACTACCTCATCTACAATGACCCGCTGGCGTATGCAGAGCTAATTTTGAACGGTGAGCCAGAGGAGTATCTGAGAAATGCGGCTGGAAGTCACGGATTAGAGGACTGAACGCAAAAACAGGGTGCGCCCTGCCGGACGCACCCTGCAAAAATCCACACACGATAAGTAAGGCAGGGAGTTCCCCGACGGGAACTTCCTGTTTTTCTTTGGTTGCGATATGAGCCTGTTCCGCCTGCCATGCAGCAAATTCCCGTTGACCTTCCTCGCTGTTCCAGCAGGCAAGGATCGCCGGATAGAATGCCCGTGCCAGTCGTTCGATGGCTTCATCGGGGTAAGGGGAAATATTTGTGGACTTTTTCTTTTTGTTCAAACGCACACTCCTTTGGATTTCTGTTGACAGCATACAATGTGCCTGTTGTTATGCTGTCTGCTCATCCTCTGCGAGCGCAGATTCCAGCGAAGCAAGGTACTCCTTGTGCTTGTGGATGATTTCGAGAATGACTTCTCGCTGTGCTGTGTCTGGCATAGTTCTCAGAAGATAGTCAAACTCTGTGCGGAAACGTGTTGTAACGTGTTCCAGTGCGACATAATCATGCCGCACTTCTTCCGGGTAAGCATCGCTGTCGTAAACCGATTCGATTTTCTGAAACGGCAATACAGGTGCCTTTCCCGGTTCCCGGATGATGCCATCGGCATCCGGTTTCGGTTCAACTTTCAGTTCCGGGTGCAGGATTTCCTGCAAGGTCTGTGCGCGGGCATCATAGTTGGCTCGTGCAAGGCGGTGCATATCAGCCTTGCTGACTTTTACCTGTTTGTTCAGAATCTTCTCCCGCATACCGGGAATCAGGGATTCAGCAATTTCAACACCTTTCATGTACTTCGATGCGCGAAGTACAGTTGCCTTGCTTACACCATTTTCCTCTGCGATTCGTTCGCAGGTTTTCATGGCTTCACCGGAGTTATCAGTTTGAGAACTCCGGTGAAATCGGCCATTTTCATCATGCGATTCTTTGCGGGCTTCGCCATGAGAGGATTTTTCCGCTTCATATTGCTTCCCGATGAGGAACAGCTTCTGCTCCGGGGTGAGGTTGCGCCGCCCCAACTGATTCTTGCAGATCCATGCGAGGACTTCTTCTCTGCTTTCAAATCGGAGCGGCATGGTGGAAAAGCAAATCTCCGGGTGCTTCTGGAGAATTGCATAACGATTGTGGCCGTCAACGAGGGTGTTGTTCCAGACGATCAAAGGAGAGAGCAGCTTGCCTTCCTTGAGGATGTTTTCTTCAAGCTGCTTGTACTCATCGTCCGTCAGCGGCGGGATCTGATTCTGGAACTCCGGGTCGATTTTCAGATTGATCATACGCACAACTCCTTATCTCTCGTGATGTTGCGTCCGTTCGTCCTCCCGGAAGAACAGGGCAACATTCTGTTTTGCATCTTTCAGCTTGAGCAGTTCGATCTTGGCTTCCTTGTACTGCTCATAGAACTGGGCCTTTTCGGAAGCAAGAGCGCAGTATTCCGCTTCCAGCTTGTTCGGACTTGGCAGTTTAGTGATGTTGTTTGCCTTGAGATAGGCTGCTGCTGTCCGGTATGCTGTCAGCTCTGCACGATGCTGTTCTTCAAAGGTTGCGGGGGATTTGGCAGCGTTCCGTTTCTGCGCGAGCGGTCGGTACTGCTTGTAGGAAGCAGCATAACGGCGCAGTGTTTGGTTGTTTGCCATGCGGGTTTCGAGGTCTTTCACTACGGCCAGCGATTCATGGAACTTGGTGTCAAGCTCTGCAATTCTCTGGTCGAGTGCGTCCTCGTTGAGCAGACCTTTCTCCTGCAAAAGAATCAAGGTCTGCGCCATGGCTTTGAGGTTGTGCTTCTTCGCCCAACGCTCATAGCCGATGCCCTTGCCCTGCTTCAGTTTTGCCTGAATGTCCACCAGCTTCTTGATTCGGTCGGGTTTTTCCTCAAGATTGCTGTGGAGGATAATGGGCTGGCTCTTGGCATTTTCTTTCAAGGTGGCAAGCACGAGTTCTTTCTCAAACTTGTCACCGAGGCTGTGCGCCCGGATGAACTTTGTCCTTCCGGCAGGC